CACAGAACGGCGCTACCGAATACCCGCCCTAAAGCACCGTTTTCATCGCATGGGCTACCGGAGCGCCAAGGCCAGACGGTAAGGGATAGCGAACTGACAAGTATTGCTTACCAGTTGAAAAGGAGAAACGGAATGGCATCTTTAATGACGATTGGAAACGCTCCCGACGCCGGAGTAAGACGGCCTCTTGTATTGCGGCAGATGGAGAACATAGCTAACTCGCTTGATGCGCTGCACAGCGAAGTCCTCACGCTGGACAACAAGCTGCAAAATGTAATGACGCCAGCGCAGCCCTCCTGTGTTGCAGAAAAAGCCCCATCCGAACCATGCGAGCTTGCAGAACAGCTTGCTCAATTCAATCGTCGTATTGAAGAAATCTTCAATGTGCTGCGCAGTCAAGTAAACAGACTCGAAATCTGAGCCTACGGAGAACGGCACGGGGCGCGAATAGATCAACGGAGGAATGATGGACCACATACCAGATTCCGTAACTCACGACCTTCGTCGTCACGAATCCAAAATGGACGCTGTTGACCGCTTCAACACACTGGTTGACGAACGCACGAAAGACCTGATGATGAAGGGCGAGAAGTTTGACCCATTCACCTACGGAAATATCAGCGAAGCCCTGTACGAGTGCCCCTCGGCAACAGAATCAATCGCCGCCCTGCTTAATGCCGGACTGGATTGTGCCGCTGGTGCGTTGCTCAAGAAAACCGTTGTCAGCTATGTCGAACCAATGGCGCGGGATTATGCGCTGGACACGGTAGGAGACATGCTGTGAACGGCTACAAAGGATTGTGCGGCCCTTGGTTCGCTAAAGATTACATGGTGATGCGAACCCACGGAGACGGTTACGAACAGATCGTGGCGATCACCGCGAAGAATCCGCACGACAAATTCACCGCGCAAGCAATATCCGCCGTTCCAGACCTGATTGACGCTTGCCAGCTTGCTCTGATGATTGCCGATGCGTGGATTCGTGACAAGCTGGACGGTGACGAAATGGAAAGCGCGTTGCAGTCGTTGAATCCGGTCAAGTCGGCACTTAAAAAAGCCTTGGGAGAGCAATCATGATTGACGACGGAGGATCAGCCTTTCCTATACCTGCTGTGCCCGGCGAACACAACGCTTACTGGGGAATGACGCTACGCGATTATTTTGCGGGACAGGCCCTCGCAGGAATAGCTGCGCGAGACAACAACTGTGTTCTATTTCAGGCTTCCGCTTGTGAAGCATACCGATTCGCGGACGCAATGATTAAGGCGCGAAGCATAGATTTTGGAGGCCAATCATGAAACACCCTTACGCAGAAATCTTACATGCGATTGCGGATGGGGTTGAGGTTGAAAGCAGACGCAAGGGCATTGATACCGAATGGGTTAAATTTCGCCCTGAAAATACGATAGCCCCTTTCGTTGGCGACCATCGGGAATGGCGCATCAAACCCCAACCCAAGACCGGGACATTCTGGGTGAATGTTTATCCAGACGGGCCCGGTTGTGTTTGGGGAACGAGAGTGGAAGCAGATGCAAGTCCGTATGGTAAAAACCGCATCGCCTGCATCGAAGTCCAATGGACCGAGGGGGAAGGACTATGACCATCGAAGAAACATTCATTACCGCGATCTGTTTTGCTTCTGCCATCGGGTTGCTTGCGGATATTTTTTGGAGGGGATTGTAATGAACACTGGCGTTGAAAAAGACTGGATCACCGAAGCGGGTTTTCGTGCCGTTGTGTACTTGACGAGCATGGGGCACAGATGCGGTTATGTTGGAGTCCCTCCTGACCATCCCTTGCACGGTGTTACCTATAGCGATGACACGCCTGCATTGACTACACCACCAGACGATACGCCTGTTGGCAAGCGTAGCCCAATAGCCATTTTATGCGCCGCTGGCAGGGATCATATCCCAAATTCTCCAGAGATGGCCTTTGATGTTCATGGCGGCATCACCTACTCAAACGAGGGTGATTATCCGGTTGAAAGTGATCTGTGGTGGTTCGGTTTTGACTGTGCCCATAGCGGTGATAGTCCCGTCCAAGAGTTCATAGGCTCACTGCCAGCAAGGATGCGTCATCTATACATAGATGGCGTAGCGCGATCACTCGAATACTGCGAAGCCGAGTGTGAGTCACTGGCTAAACAGATCAAGGAACTCACGATCATGGTGACAGAATGAACCACCAATACCGCTTTCCCCGATCGATCCGAGAGGCCAATTACTGGCGCAATTCTCAAGGTCTGCCGATTATCTTCAACGATAACGACACGGGGTTATCCATTAAAACCATGCTCGTTGTCGGGATTGTCCTGGCAATCGTGGCGTTGACGGGGGCGAAATTGCCATGAACCAATTTATGCAACTTTGCGCGTGGGGGCTGCTTGGGGCAACTCTCGCCCATGGCGGAATGGGGGTTACTGAAAAACCGATTCCGTTCCTGATTGTAATGGCTATCGCCGCCTATCTCAATTTTGGGAAGCAATAATCATGAGCCGTCCAACCATCCAGACCGCGCTTCTTGTGTTCGCCGTGATATTTGCATGTTTCTCACTCGCGCTATGGATCGAGGCGAACCTGACCATGGATCACGATGCCGCCGTGGCCGCTTTCCTGTTTTCCACCTTGGCCCTGACTTGCGGGGGTGTGGAGTGGGTTTTGCGGTGGAGTCCGAGACAGGAGGAATGATGGACGATTTTTGGGGACAGATGGAACTTGAAGAACGCGAACAGTGGGAGCAGACAAATGGAAACTAAACAGATTTACGCGGCCTTTGTGAAGGCGCAGACGGGGTTCTCGGCTGCACTGAAAACGGCGACCAATCCCCATTTCAAATCACGCTATGCCGATCTAGCGGCTTGCGTTGAGGCGGTGATTGATTCCCTTAACTCTAATGGGATCGCATTGGTACAAGAAACCCACCCCTCTGAAACTGGGGTGATTGTCGAGACGCGATTCATTCATTCCTCTGGCGAATCCTTTACGGGAGGCCAGCTTCATGTTCCTGCGTCCAAGGTTGACGCACAAGGGTATGGCTCGGCATTAACTTACGCTCGCCGGTACTCCCTGATGGCGGCTTGCGGTATTGCCCCGGAAGATGATGATGGTAATGCCGCATCGAAGAAACCGGAGCCGGTGGAAAAGACGCTGGCTCAATCGGTACTGTCCGACCTTCTGGCGTCAATCTCCGAAACCGCTAGCCTGGAAGATTTGAAAAACGCCTACACCAAAGCAATTAGCGTTGCCGGTTCCGACAAAGGCGCTGTAACCGCGATCATCAAGGCCAAGGACTCGCGCAAGGCTCAACTAACCGAGAAGGTGGCAGCATGACCCAAGGGACGCCGGAATGGTTTCAGAAGCGTCTGGGCAAAGTCACGGCCTCGCGTGTTGCTGATGTGATGGCGAAGATCAAATCAGGGGAAGCTGCGGCAAGAGCGAATTACCGCGCCCAACTGGTAGCCGAGAGGTTAAGCGGTCAGCCCGAAGAATCGTTTACATCTCCCGCGATGGAAAGGGGTACGGAATTGGAACCATTCGCCAGAGCCGCGTATGAGGCCCATAGGCTCGTCATGGTGGATCAGGTGGACTTCGTTGACCATCCGGTTATCCAAATGGCTGGCGCGTCCCCTGATGGCCTTGCGGGGGATTCTGGGCTGGTTGAGATCAAATGCCCCAATACCTCGACCCATATTGGCTACCTGACTTCTGGAACCGCCCCGGCAAAGTACCAACATCAGATGTTGTGGCAGATGGCCTGTACCGAGCGGGAGTGGTGCGATTTTGTCAGCTACGACCCCCGATTGCCTCAACCCCTCTCCCTGTTCGTGGTGAAGTTTGAGCGCGACGACGAACGGATCAAGGAAATGGAGGCCGAGGTCAAAGCGTTTCTGGATGAGGTGGAAGAAACAGTCGAACGATTGCGGAAACTTGTCGCTTAACCCTCCCCGCCCAGTGCGCTCGTTCAGGTTAGGGCGGCGGAGGTTCACATAGGAGAATAAAAATGTTTATTTCGTGTGCTGATGTGGTATCAAAAACCGGTGGAAGAAAAGGAAAGCGTGGGCGTAACACAAAAAATTACGACATGGCTTTTTCTTCCAGCGTTGCAGGAAAAGATAAGGGTCGCACGCGCCATCAGATAGTGTTTTATATTTCTGGTCACATTTTGAAGCAAGCCAGAATCATGATTGGCGATCAAATTGATGTGCTTTTCGATCCGTTGGACAAAACCGGATTGATTAAGCGCGTCACTCAAGGTGGGTACACATTATCAAGCACGAAAAAGTACAAGGATCCCGCCATCCCTTCGCGTGGCCGAATATCAATTACCCATGTCCCATCGCTACCTTTTATCAATGAGCTTGTAACCTGTTCTGCCGTGTCTGTCACAGACGAAGGGATACTGTTCCAATTCCCGAAAGAAACGATCTTCCCGGAC